GGCAACGCTCGTGTAGGTGGCAACGCTCGTGTAGGTGGCAACGCTTATGTAGAGGGCAACGCTCGTGTAGGTGGCAACGCTCGTGTAGGTGGCAACGCTTATGTAGAGGGCACGCTCATATAGGTAGTGAGGCTTGCTATACAATAATCAAGGGTTTTGGAACTAAATTTAGAAATACAACCTTTTTCAGATGTGAAGACAATAAAATCAGGGTTCAATGTGGTTGCTTTTACGGAGATATTGGCGAGTTTAGAGAGCAAGTCAAACGCACGAGAGATGGCAAAATCGCAAAAGAATATCTAATGATAGCTGACCTAATGGAATATCACTTTAGCAAGGAGAAGTAAATGTTTAACAGACAAATTGGTAACAAATTCGAGGAAGAGTTTGCTAAAAAGTTATATGACCATGGATATTGGGTACACAGAATCACCCAAAATGCGTCAGGTCAACCTGCTGACATAATCGCCATCAAGGGATATAGTGTCAGCCTCATAGATTGCAAGGTTTGTACAAAAGATTATCTCGACTTATCGAGAATAGAAGAGAACCAAGTGTTGGCTATGACATTGTTTGACGAGAGGGCGAAAGCACCCAATGTTAGTTGGTTTGCAATCAAGCTCAAATCGGAGGACATATATATGTTCACATGGAGAATGATACAGATAACGTCAATGGTAGGTAAAACTCGATTGACCGATGATGACATAAGAGGTTGTGGCATACCACTTGGCGAGTGGTTGGGGTTAGACCGATAATGTCACATTTCAAATTTTCAAATGTAATTGAGGTCGATAACCCATCTGTTAAATTGTGTAAGTGGTGCGATAAAAATCTAACTTTTGCAAATCCCGAATACGCCAAAATGTCACGAATGAATTTACCGACAAAAGGGATTCCTAAAGCCATTAGCCTATTTGAGACGAGGGGTAAAACACTGATTTTACCTTATGGTGTTCTAAGCCTAATGCCACCTAGATTGTACATTAGCAGTACAAGTGAGGAAATGTTCAAAGATGTTCCCAAAATCGCTTATACGAGCGAAATATCGCTCAGAGAGTATCAGCTAAAAGCAGTACAAGGAATGATTCTAGCAGAGGGTGGAATTTTACAAGCCCCCGCTGGCTCAGGTAAAACACGATGTGGGATAGCACTATTTATGAAGTTGAAAGCTAGAACTCTATGGTTATGCCACACCAAAGACCTAATCAGGCAAGCAAAAGAGGCTGCTAGTAAGTTTATTAACCCATCACTAATAGGAACAATCATAGAGGGCAAAGTTAATATCGGTGAGGGTGTGACATTTGCAACAGTTCAGACGATGTGCCAACTTGACCTATCACTATATAAGGACTATTGGGAATGCGTGATTGTGGATGAGGCTCACAGAATAAGTGGTTCACCTACAGTGCTGACACAGTATCGTAAGGTGCTGAACAACCTATCAGCTAGATATAAGTATGGTTTATCAGCCACAGTGCACAGAGCCGATGGTATGGAAAAGTGCATGTTCTCGCTAATAGGAGATGTGGCATACAAAGTGTCCGATGAATCCGTAGCAGAAAACATAATGACGATAGGAATCGCAACGATATACACCGGGACGAGAATATCGCATCGAGCTCAAAACACAGACGGTACGATTAACTACACTAGGTTAATCAGTAGCCTTGCGGATGATGTCAATCGCAACAATACCATTAGAAATACACTGATAGAAAATAAAGACCACTCGAGCATTATTCTATCGGAAAGATTAACTCAGCTGGACACCATAATGTCACAATTACCAAAAGAAATGCGAGATAAAGCAGTGCTAATTCATGGGAAAATGACAAGCAAAAAAGGTAAGGAAGAACGAGCAAGGGCAATAGACGATATGCGAACAGGTGAGAAAAAATACCTATTTGCAACATATCAGTTAGCAAAAGAGGGGTTGGATATACCTTGCTTAGAAAGATTATACATGGCGTCCCCCGTTAAAGATTATGCAGTGGTCACACAGTCAATAGGTCGAATCGCAAGGGTGCATGAGGGAAAAGCCGACCCGATATGCTTTGACTTTATTGACACAATCAAATGGTGCGAGAAAGCCTACAAAAGGCGATGTACCACTTATAGGAAAAATCATTGTTATTTTATAAAGGAGAAATGATGGAACAAAAAATAGTTAGGTCTTATCAAGGAACTCCCGAGAGTTATGACAGCATAAACCAACTACTATCAGATGGATGGGTCGTTGTGCGTTCAACCGTAATATTACCATCAGGTTATCTAAGTGGATATATCGAATATGTGCTTGAAAGACATCCAATCCCTAGGGAAGTGGAAAATGATTAAGGTCAATGAATTATTTGCCGGAATCGGAGCATTTAAGTGTGCATTAGATAACCTCGACATCCCTCATGAAATTGTGGGAATATCCGAGATAGACAAGTACGCAATGGCGTCATATAACGCCATGTGGGGAGATACGAGAAACTATGGTGATATTTCAAAAATAGAGAAACTCGATTATGCCGATTTGTGGACTTATGGATTCCCTTGTCAGGATATATCAACAGCGGGTAAAGGTGCGGGGATTGTCAAAGGCGAGACAAGAAGCGGATTGCTGTATGAGGTAGAGCGATTACTACTAGAAAGTCAGAAAGCCGATGAGTTACCTAAATATCTCATTATGGAAAATGTCAAAAATCTTGTAGGAAAGAAATTTAGAGCCGATTTTGAGAGATGGTTGGATGTTTTGGAAACACTTGGTTACAAAAATTATTGGCAGGTCTTAAATGCGAAAGATTATGGAATACCACAAAATAGAGAGAGAGAGTATTTTGTGTGAGCATATTAGGTGGGGATGATTATCAATTCCCTGAAAAACAACCTCTCACATTGAGATTAAGAGACCTGTTGGAATCGCACGTTGACGAGAAATATTACTTATCACAAGAGCAAATTGACAGAATAACATTTTCAACATTTCGTACAAGCCAAAGTCGAATACAGAAGAAAGACTGGTGTGACACACTACGGGCTAGGGACTACAAAGACCCTAAATGCGTGCAAATTGGTCAATATAACACACCAACCCGAACCAATTCAAGTTGCTACAAAGTGTATGACAACAACGGTTTGTCACCGACCATCCAAACATGTGGGGGTGGGAACACACAACCGTTTGTGATGGGTGGTATAGGCGAACAAAATTTTGGAAAACAATTCAGACAGGGAAATCGAATATATTGTGTCGATGGTATTGCAACCTCACTTATGGCAAGTCCTACAGGAAACGCTGCGGGTTATTCAAATCTATATGGGTCTATTGAAAATCCCAATTTCAGAATCAGAAAACTCACACCGAAAGAGTGCTGGCGATTGATGGGATTCGATGATGTACTATTCGATAGAGTCAAGTCAGTATGCAGTAACACTCAGCTATATAAACAAGCTGGAAATTCAATAGTAGTTGATGTAGTTGAGCGGATACTAGATAACTTAATACCAAAGGAAATGAGGTGATAACTATCGAGGCGGGTGTACCTACTCACAACCAATTATTGTAGATTTTTCTATTTTTTATCAAAACGACAACGTGAGTAGATACTTGGTTGAGGAGATGTATTACTAACTAGAGAGGAGTGATGTTAAATCAAATTTTACACTTATGACTTTGAGGTTTTTAAATATGATTGGATTGTTGTATTTAAAGACCACGAATCGGGTCGATACACTGTTTTTCACAACGATAATGAGGGTTTTGCTGAGTTCATATCCGACACTGAAATTTACATCGGATTTAACTCAAAGCACTATGACCAATATATTGCAAAAGGTGTTGTCAGTGGATTCTCGCCCGAAGAATTAAAAGCCTTAAATGACTATCTAATCGAGGGATTTCAAGGGTGGCAATACCCACCATTGAATGACAGTTATTTTCGCCTAAACAACGTTGACATTCGTGATGATATGTACAAAGAGCTATCGTTAAAAGCTATTGAGGGTCATCTAGGTATGAACATTGTAGAATCAAGTGTCGATTTTACCATAGATAGACCACTAACACAAGCTGAGATAGAAGAAGTTATTAAATACTGTAAGCACGATGTTGACGCCACAGAGAAGATTATAGAACTGAGAGAAGATTACATAATCACCAAAAAGAATCTCGGTCAGAGGGCGAATATACCAACATTAAAAGCTATATCTAGCACCAATGCCAAGCTAACAGCTCAAATGCTAGGTGCTAAGAAAAAGGAATGGAATGATGGTAGGGAGTATGTTTTCCCGGAAAACCTAGACACATCAGTGATACCAAAAGAAATATTGGATTTCTTTGAACAAATACATGATGATTCGATTCCTGATGATGAACTTTTCAAAAAGTCACTAGAGATTGAGATTGCAGGTATGCCTTGCAAATTTGCATGGGGTGGCGTACACGGTAGTAAGCTGGGTTATTTCGAGCAACGACAAGGTACTAGAATCATTCAAAATCGAGATGTGTCTAGCCTTTATCCGTCACTTATCGAGATATATAACTACATATCGAGAAACGTGGCTGACCCTCAGATATATTTTCAAATGAAAAAAGACAGAATTGAGGCGAAACATAATGGTGACACGCAGTTAGCAAAAGACTTGAAATTACCACTCAACACCTTGTCAGGTGCACAGGAGAACGAATACAACGACTTATATGACCCATTACCAACTAGGTCAATGCGAATTTCAGGTCAGCTATTTATCACGGTTCTACTAATGAGATTGGTAAATGCGTGCAAGACTTTTGTCCCACTCAATTTTAACACTGATGGGTTGATGTACTCAATTGATGAAAGTGAGTTACCAATCGTGGACAAAATATGTGTCGAGTGGGAAAAGGAAACAAAGTTTGAGCTGGAGACAGATGATATCCAAAAAGTGTGGATAAAGGATGTAAATAATCTACTTTTTGTTGATATGTCAGGCAAGGTCAAAACCGTGGGTGCTTATCTAAACTATGGAATATCTGTAAAAGGACAATGGGCGATTAACAATAGTGCTATTGCTGTTAAAAAAGCTATCATCGAATACATGGTGAATGGTACACCACCCGATGTGACGATTACTGATAATGACAATATCTTAGATTATCAAATCATCGCCAAAGCCGGGTCGAAATTTGAAAGAGTATATCAGCTAGTCGATGGTGAGGAAGTACCTATGCAAAAGGTAAATCGAGTGTACGCAACGACAGATACCAAACGAGGAAAATTGTATAAGGTAAAGAGAGAAAATGGCTCTATCGCTAAAATAGAGAGTCTACCTGAACATTGTATCATCGACAATAGCAATGAACTAAGTATCGGTGATATTGATAAAAGTTATTACATAGACCTAGCAAATCGTAAAATCGACGATTTTCGAGGAATTAAGAAAACAAAGAAAGGAAAAACTAAAATGGCAGCAAAAAAGAAAGAGGAAATTGAAACTACAACGCTCAATGTGTATCAGAAACTCAACAGAGCGAGAGCGATGTTTTTGGAAGAGAATGTTAAGAAAACGGGTAAAAATATGCACCTCGCTTTTAAATTCTTTGAACTAGAGGACATCGTACCGCCCGTTACTCAAATTTTCAACACAGTCGGTCTTATTGGTATCGTGAGATTTTCAAATGCAACAGCGACGATAACAATCACCAATACCGACGCACCCGATGACAAAATTGTATTTACATCACCGTTTAAGGTGCTTGAACCAATCGTCAGCAATACCGGAAAACAGGCGACAAACGAAATGCAGTCTTTAGGTAGCTCAATCACATATATGCGTAGATATCTCTACATGATTGCGATGGATATAGTTGAGAGCGATGACTTTGACACAAATGTGGGGTCGACAGATAAGAGCACATCAAAGGTAGAACCACCGAAGAAAACCAAACCTGCTACAGCCGAAGAGCGTAAGGAAACAAAGAGCGAATTAACATCACCTGAAAAGAATGCAACAGCACTACAGATTAAAGGCTTGAAAAGAGTTTTAAAGGAACTTAACACCAAGTGCCCATCGGAAGAACCATACATCTCAAAGATTATCGTTGATTCTGAGAATTTTACAAATCTAACAAAAACCAAGTGCGAAAAGCTGACAGAAGAGGTTAGCTGTAAGCTAGAGAAACTAGGTTAAATCATGGCTATCCCTAGAGCTAAAAAGCCTAAGACAAAGAAATATGAATCGTGGCAAGTCGATTCAGCAATAGAACTCACAACTCAAACGAGTTTTGCAATCATGGTGAGAACAGCACAAATGGTATTTGATTTTGATAACGATAAACTAGCTGAGTTTTGTGAATCGTATTCAGCCTTATTACAAGAGGTTGTAGATGGTCGAGTGTCGGCTCAACAATTCATATCGGACACCAACGAAATGTGTGGTGTAGATGTCGCAAAAATTATTAAAGACTTAAATGTGCTAGAGAGAAAGGAGAATAAATGAAAGAAATCAGATGGGTCGATAATCATATAGAGATTGACCCCCCAAAGAGAACAAAGAAGATTACAGGAACTAGGTTCGCAACAATTTTAGGTAAAAATGTATGGGCAACACCTTTTCAGATGTGGTGTGCTATCACCAAAACTTATGAAGAACCGTTTGAGGGTACAATTTACACCGAGGCGGGTAAAACAATCGAGCCTAAGCAAGCTGAGTATATGCGTAAGGCATACGGTGTAAAAATCGTAACACCCGAGGATGTGTATGGAAAAGATTATTTTAGTAAAACTTGGGGTGACTTTTTCCCTAAAAACAAACACCTCGGTGGTATGTGGGACTATCTAGGACTAGATGAAGATGATGAAGTAGACACGGTCTTTGAAATGAAAACCACAAAGCGTGTTGAGGATTGGAAAGACGACGTGCCTGAATATTATTCATTACAAGCGGCTTTGTATGGATATCTGATGGGCGTGGACGATATCGTAATGGTTGCGTCATTCCTAGAAGATAGTGACTATGAGCACCCTGAGAAGTTTATACCAACTGTAAATAACACAATCACGGTTGAGTTTAAGATTTCAGAGAAGTACCCGAACTTTGCTGAGATGGTAGCTGAGGCTGAGGCTTGGTGGAAGAACCATGTTGACACTGGCATATCCCCGGATTTTGACGAAAAGACTGACGCAGATTTCCTAAAGGTATTGAGGACAAATAGCTTATCACCTGACACAGATATCGACAACCTAATCGCCGAGGGCGAATCACTAAAATCCGAAATAGATGAGGTCACAAAATCAATCGCAGATAAAGAACAGCGATTGAAAAAAATTAACGATATCATCAAAAAGCATGCAACTGAGCAGTTTAGAGATGGTGATAAAAAGGTCGAAATTAAAGGTTCTAAGTTTACATGGACATTAGCCAAGACTGAGAGCCAAAAAACAGTATACGACGATGAATTGCTCAAATCTGATGGAGTATTCGACAAATACGCAAAAGTCGAACCTAGTGTGTCATATAGGCTCACAGTTAAGTAAAAGGAGTGAAAAATGGAAAAATCGAATGAAAAAATAATCACAATTAGTGAGGAAAAACTACACTCAATAAATGACCTTACGTACGGTGAACTAATGTCGCTAAATATAAAACATGGATTTAGCCTCAACATGGCTAAGCTATTCGATGAAAATCATAAATATGGTAAGTTATTGATTAGTATAATAGTCGATTCTACCAAAGAAAGTAAGGAATAGTATGAGAAAACTAATCGTAATTAGCGAAGAGGAATTGAATGATGTGAACGAACTCACATATCATGGGCTAATGTTAAAAATCAGATTACAAGGAATCGCTGATGAAAATCTTGATATCCTATTAAACTTAAACAAAGAATATGGCGAGATATTGATAGACAACATCAAAGAGGTTGCCAAAATGAGGAGTAAGGAAAAATGTACATCAATCCATTCGTAGCTGGAGTAATCACGACAATTTTTGTCGAATTTACAATCGTAATCGGAATAGCAATTTTTAAAAAGTAAAGGAGAATAATATGAGAGTACCAATGAGAGATACATATCAGGTTTTACCCGAGGGAGAATATATCTTTTTAATCAAGGCTGTAAAAGAAGATGAGGACTTTGGGAAAATCGAAATAACCCTCGAAACTAAAGAGGGTAAAAAGCACCGTGAGAGATTCAGCTTAAAAACAGCCGATGATGAGTGGAATGAGGGGGCATTAAATGCGTTTTCGTACTTTTGCAAAACAGCCACTCAGGATTGGGAATCTGAGGAGATTGACCCACGGTCACTTGTAGGCTGTTACATAAAAGCTGAGGTCGAGCACACGGTCGTACAGTCTAGTAAGGACGCAAGTAAAACAGTTACATTTGCCAACCTAGGCAACAAATGGTCAGCAGATGGTTTTGAGGGGCAAGGCGACATAATGTCAGCACTAGATGACTAATATATCTATGGGTGTGAGATAATCTCACACCCAATATTAAGAAAAGGAGTTATGAATGAAATACACAGAGTTTATTAAAAATATGAATAGTCTAGGTTTTTCTGTAGAGATAGGCAACGCAGAAACCTTGATTTGCAAAAGAGTTAATTCTGATACAGCTGTTATAAGTATATCCAAAATATTTGAAAATAGCATGGGTATCAATATAGCTACATGTACACTTAACGAAACAATGGCGATAAAATTGGCGACAAAACTTGCAATGACACCTCTCAATGATAGAATCGGGTCGGCTCAATATGAAATTATGCTACCTAATCTACTAACCTCGGCAGAAAACCGTCAATATATCACGGAGTATAAAGGCTATTACTTTGTAAGTGCACCATCATCTCAATACGGTAAACGAATATTCTCCGAATACGACATGTTAAATGTACCCAAAGAGTATCACATTTTCGCTAAAGATATTGAGACTGGTGAACCATATATGGCTAAGGGGGTGTCACTGTGAGATTTTCAACAGATTCCATTATAACAGAGCCTATAGAAGTAGTCGCTTTTAACAATAGACCAACCGACGCAACCATCCTTGCTGTCACTAACCCAAATCACAATATAGACCTAACGAGAGGACCTGATATACGATTCATTTTTGAGGACACAATTGAGCTTTATGCAATGCGAGACACCTTGAATATACTTATAGAATTTATCGAAAGAGACCCTGAGTTAGTGGGGGTGTAACGATGACAAATATTGAATAAAAGCCTAATGAAAAAATTGGAGGTACAGGAATGAGCATAGCAAAAAATGAAGATTTGAAGGAGGTGTTGTAAATGAGCGACCAAATTGCATTGCGTCCGTCATACTGGGCGAGCGTATCGGGAGGGAAAGATAGTCTATATATGCTGAACTACATACTGCATAATCTCGATAGATACCCTCTCAACGGAGTTGTCCATTTTGAACTCGAAATCGACTACCCTTTTATTCACGATGTTATCGACTACGTGGAATCTGAATGTAAAAGAGTCGGTATTCAGTTCATGAGAATCAAACCCCGGAAGTCATGGACGGAACTTTATTATAGGCGGTTTAGTAGCGGAAAAGATAAGGGGAATATTCAAGGATTTCCAACAAGAACTGTTAGATGGTGTGCTCACACATACAAAGCCGACGCGAACAAGCAATTGACCGAATGGTTAAAACACGCTGGTTTTTATCCGGTATTTTATATCGGCTTTTGTGTGGACGAGGAAAAACGTTTTAAACACAAAAAAATGGCAAAAGGGATTGAGAAATACCCTTTAGCGGAAAACGGTATCACCGAGGACGAAATATGGGAATGGGCAAAGACACAGCCTATTTTCAACAACTACTACAAAACCAACAAGCGTTGCGGTTGTATGTACTGCCCCATGTCCTCGTATCTGACTTTCGCATATCTGTATAAATACTATCCCGATAACTTTCAATTTATGATTGAAAAAATGCGTGAAACAGAAGAACTGAGAGAGCAAACACTAGGTAGACCATTCTCTGTAATTTCTTCAAATCCTAAATACAACTCGGAATATTTGGAGAATATCATCAAAACGAAATGGCTCAAAAAGCTCAACGAAATGGAGATGTAGCGATGACAAATTATGACACTATAGAGCAATTAACTAAGCTAAAAGGTGTATGCGAGCAGATGGGATGGTCAAATAATGTAAAAGCACTTGAAATAGCAATAAACACATTAAGATTATCATCGTCATGGACAACACCTTTATTACAGAGAGTGGCATACAAATGACAAATATTAAGGAGAAATAACATGAGATTGATAGACGTAGATAAATTGATAGACGAGTTATGTTCGGACATAGAAGATGAATCTTTTGGAGAGGTGGTCAAAGCAGAGATATTTGAATGGCTAGAAGCACACCCAGTTGTTTTACAGTGGCATAAACTCATATTCAGACCTTTGACCCTTGAGGAAAAAGAGTTCCACCCTGAATGGACGGAATTTGTAGAAAATTTACCTGATTTGAATAAAGATGTACTCGTTACTGATGGTGTGGACGTATGGATAGATAGTTTTGATATTAATGATTACGTGTACCTGTCGGGAACATATGGCGACATTGACGAAGTGATAGCATGGATGGAACTACCATCATACAAGGAGACACAGAATGACTGAGAAAAGAATAATATCGATTGAAGTGACTTGTTGTGAAGATTGCCCATTTTACTGTAAACCCTTGCCCACATCACCGTTACTACCACGAAAAGGTGTTTGCAAGAAAACAGGGAACTCTGATATTGAAAGTGCGTCGTCGCATTTTATATGGGGTTGTCCTTACAAGTCAAAGGAAGCACAGAACGGTTAACGTAAATTTGAGAGTGATTGAAAACGAGGAATAGAAATGAAACTAAAAATAGAATTAGGAATATGCAGAAATATAATAAGGGGCAGAGTGCTAGAGCAAGACGAGAAACTGAGAGCTCGTGGTGACGACATAACGCTGATTAAAAATGATGAATTTGAAATCGTGTCTGATGAAGCACCTTATTTACTTAGAAATATATTATGTGTACGAGGGGGATGGACGAAAGATGACAATAGGATATTCACCCGTGCCTTTTACGACGATGAAACAGCGAGGAACGTTTATAAAAACATCGTCAGTCTTGTTAATGAGTTAAACTGTGAGATAGGTGGTGCCATCGATGTGTTTGGAAATGTACTATGCATAGACGAAGACGGTGAAGTTGTAGCGAAGTTCAAAACGACCGACAAAGGCTCATCAATAAAGCAAGAGGCGACCGACAAAGACCAATCAGCAAAAGCTGATAAGGACAAGCTAGAATTATCGCTTGTCAACCCTCAGCTTATTAAGGCAGTAGCTGAGGTGCGAATGTATGGCACAGAGAAGTACGGAGATAGTGAGAATTGGCGAAAAGTAGAGCCTAAAAGGTATGTAGACGCACTTTACAGACATCTACTAGCCTATATTGGGGGTAGCGAGGTAGACGAGGAGAGCGGACTATCCCACCTATCACATATGGCTTGCAATATCAGTTTTCTGTTGGATAGGGAATACCTAGAAGAACATAAGGAGAAATAAAAATGGGAGAAATAGATGTAACAAAGGTAACGGCTATAGAGTATCTTGAGAAACTTATAAAAATTAACAAAGAGGATATTTATAATTGTTCTTATGAAGATGATTGTAATACTTGTAAATATAACCACACATCTTGTGCAAGCACTATTGAAATAGCCAATATGGGTGTAGAAAGCCACATAAAAGGCGTTATGGCGTTTGAACTGTCTGAACCTAAGATTGATTGGACTAAGGTCGAGAAAGACACCTTAATAGAGGTTAAAGGCAATGGGGAAACACAGTGGATTAGGTGTTATTTCGCAGCATGTATACATGGCAAGGTATACGCCTATCTAAGTGGACGCACATCAAAGACCGAATCAAGAATTATGAGTTGGGAACAGGCAAGAATAGTAGAGAGTGACCAATGAACAAAGTACCAATATCTACCATACCTGTACGAAAGCATTGTCCATTTTGTAATGGCAAAGCTGTATTAAGACGGTGGAATTTACGATATAATCAAGAATCTATCGCATTCACAGTAGAATGTAAAAAGTGCAAAACCCATTCTATAGAAAATATAGACCCTGTGCTCGCAGTAAAAAATTGGAGAAAAGAGAGGTTTACACCACTAATGTTATCACTTAACCATAAATTAGACGTAGACGACGTAACAGAGGGCTCAGTAATTGAAACTATTAGTGCGATTTTAATGTCAACATCAGGCGAATTTAGAGAGATGTACGAAAAATATCTCGACATGTCGCCATCTGATAAACGTTACGTTGAGCATAAGTTGAAACTAGAAACAGTTGAAAAAGAGCTAAAACTCACAATAAATTATTGGAAACCCAATATCGACGCAGACGTCACAATTGCACGTATCAAAGCCGATATTAAGAGAGAGCGAGGTATAAAATGATAAAACTAAAAGAAACTGATGGTCACGTAAAAGCTATAGCCAAAGCCGGTGCCGATTACGTTAAAGTGACATATCGCATAGACGTAGCAAAAGAATTGATAGCAAATGGTAAACCTTGTAAGTCTCCATTCCCATGCTACCCGGTAGGCATAGATAATGAGCTCTTTTTCGAGGGCGAAGAGCAGAAAGGAGAATAAAATGCCAAAAAGCTATTACTCAGATTATGTAAACCACTCACTTAGATTTTACGCTAGGTACAAGGAGCCGGTATTTAAGTCAGAGGTAGACCGACTAAAGTGGGAATCTTGTGATAAGGCATTTGAGAACCTAGACCCTAAGTTTAAATCACCCATATTAGAAATCTATAGACAACATGATTATTTCAATGACAATGTGCAGAGAGCTTGTATCAAGCACGACATCGCGGTTTATCAGATGTGGGACATAATTAACACCCTAGAGCGTGAGGTGGCAAAAAACAGAGGGCTAATATGACAAACTATGACAAAATCCCTAACGAGTTACGAGCTCTAAAGCAGTGGGTATGTGCTTGGAAAGACAGCAAAACCCCCATGAGGGCGTGGGAGTATAAGGGTGCGTCCTCGGTTGACAATAATACTTGGGAGACTTATGATTATGCTATAGAATCGGTACGAGATGGCTTTTATGACTACTTAGGATTTGTATTCGCTGACAATGGTTATGTCGGTATAGATATCGACACAGGGTATGACGAAGATGGTCTCATCAGTGGACTTGCTGTAAACCTTATCAACAAATGCAAAAGCTACACAGAAAAGTCTAAGAGTGGGCGAGGATTCCACATCTTGCTAAAAGGTAATTTACCGTTCAGCGGGAGAAATAACCTTAATGGCGTCGAAATATATAAGTCGGCTAGGTTCTTCATAATGACTGGGAATACCTTTATGTATGACAAAATTGTTGAAAATCAGCAGGCAATAGATTACATAGTGGATAAATACTTTAATCTACCCACTAAATCACACGCCTCAGCGAGTTTTACATCAGATAGGATATATACACCTATATGGGACAATCCTTTGTCAGAGGGCAAAATAAAGCTCCGACCTAGATACCCTAAAATCGACAAGGGTGGGCGTAATATATGCTTAACATCTATAGCAGGTGGTTTACATAATGCGTATTACAGACAAGAAGAAATCTACAGAGAGCTACAGCACATCAATAAGATTGCATGCGTACCCCCTCTATCGGACAGAGAGCTAAAGGTTATAAGTCGTAGCGTATCAAGATATGCGAGGTGATATAATTATGAGTGACAATACCAAAAAAGACCCCCAAGTGGATATAGACCAGCTTTTTATAACTCGCAATGGCAAAACCATCGCAGATGAGAGACTATCCGACAAGCTGTATCATATTAAAAAAGAACGCCCGGAGCGTTCTAGCGAAAGCGACAGTGGGTACGAATGGTCAGAGATGGGACTAGCTGAGCTATTCTCAGTAGTCTACAAAAACGAGGTAAAATATTGCGAGGGGTATAAGAGCTGGTTTGTCTACAACGGTCATATATGGGACAAAGACCCTAGTGGTCATGCAACAGCAGGAAAACTACAAGAGTTTACGAGACTACTTAACATTTACGCATGGGATATCGCAGAAGAAGAAATTCGTAATGCCTACACAAAGTTTACAAAGAAACTAGAAGATAGACGTGTCAGAGACAGAGTACAAAAGGACGCTATAACAGAGCTATCAGTAGAGCCGACTATCTTTGACGCAAACCCATATCTAATCAACTGTAAAAATGGTACATATGACCTTAAAACACATAAGTTTACTGAGCACAGATGGAAAGATTTTCTGACAATGTCAACTAAGTTCGGGTATGGTCGATTTAAGTACAAATCGGAAAGATGGTTAAAATTTATCGACGAAATCACAGAGGGCGATAAGCACAAAGCCGATTTCCTACAAAGGGCTCTAGGTTACTCACTACTAGGCGAAAGCAACGAAGAATGTATGTTTATCTTGCATGGTAAAACTACTAGAAATGGCAAATCGACTTTACTCAACACAATATGCAGAATGCTCGGAGATTACTCGACTGTAGCTAATGTGCAGCTAATCTGTAAAGGTGGTAGTCAAAAATCACAGTCGGCTACACCTGAGATAATGGCTCTAAAAGGTCGTAGATTTGTAACCATGGCTGAGAACGAGGACGACTCTAGGCTAGATGAGAGTAAAATAAAGCAATTCACAGGCGGCGAAGAAATCACAGGTAGAGCACTATACCAAGCTCCTATAACATTCCTACCTCAGTTTTCACTATGGTTATCTTGTAACGACTTGCCCGAGGTCACAGATAAATCGCTATTTACATCTGAGCGACTAAAGGTCGTTGAGTTTAATAGGCATTTCTCACAAGCTGAGCAGGACAAGCACCTAAAGTCGGAGCTACTCACAGAGGAGAATATGAGAGGTATATTCGCATGGCTCATAGAGGGTTATAAGAAATACAAAAAACATGGACTAGTAGTGCCAGATGATATGCAAAGAGTAATCAAGCGATATGAAGAGGATTCTGATGTGGTATTACAGTTTTTAACGTGTAAATGTGAAAAAACTGACGAAAAAACCCCAATTAAGGCAAAAGATTTACATAAAACTTATAAAATATGGGCGAAAAGTGAAAGTTTGAATGTGATGTCAAGTAGAAAATTTAGAGCCGAAATTGATAAACATCCAAGTTGGTATAATTATAAAACTATTAGAGACGGTTATGTTGCATATGTGGGATTGAAATTAAAGGATATTACGTAGTTATAATAATCTGTTAATATATACAAAAACAGATATAATGAGTAGTTTTTTATTTTAAAATATATAGTTTAAGTGGAGAACAGTGAAAAAAGTGGAGTTTTATATAATTTTGGGAAAGTTTTATATATAGGAGTCCCTATAGGGGACTTTACCCAAAGTACCTCAGAACTCCACTTATAACTACTAAACTCCACTTGAAGAAAGAGAGGGTAAAATTGAGTATAGAGCATAATAATGTGTTACTAGATGAGAATGGTAAACCTATGGTCGATGAGGATGGAGATATAATTAGAATCTCTCCTAGAACAGGAAAACCTGTGCAAAAGAAGTTTTCACCTAAGTATAAGAATGGGAAGAAGAAAAAGAAATGCCCAAATAAGTCGAAGAATGGAAAGAACTCTCCTGTGATTGGCATGAATGGTTATGATTTGCAACCGGGAGATAATACTAATACGATGATGGTTGGGATTGAGATATTCAACTTGCCTGAAATCGACTTTGACAACGTGGATGAGGTGAATCAGAGAATAAATGAGTTCTTTGGTATATATGCTAAGTATGATTTGAAACCGACTGTTGTAGGGTTAGCGATGTCATTGGGGATAAGTAGGTATAAGCTTATGGCTATTGTTAATGATAGACCTATAAATAGTCAAGGGTACTATGCGAATGTAAACATTTCCGTTGCCACGTCAATCAAAAAGGCTCACAATCTTATGGAGAATATGTGGGAGCAATATATGAACTCGGGCAAGATTAACCCGGTAGCTGGAATTTTCCTCGGTAAAAACAACTTTGGGTATGCCGACAAGCAGGAGCACGTGGTCACACCAAACACACAGAGAGATGACGACTTTAGTGCAGAGGATATTAAAGCAAGATATTTACCACCGACTATAGAAAACGACTAAGAAATTAAAAACCACTAGCGACTATTCGTTAGTGGTATTTTTATGCGACTATATTTTGATTTTACGAATTACAACTCTTATATTACAAACAAATATGGCTAGAACCTAGCTAACTTAATTTTTAAGCGATTTTTATACGACTATTGATAAAATTATCGACTATAAATAAAAAATCGCTTAAAACTCAACTTTGAGCCTTAAACGACTTTTATTTAAAAACGACTATAACCCTCTTCACGATTCCGGGGCAAAATTAAATTTTTGCACAACAAAACGACTATCGACTATAACTCTCTTCACGACTCCGGGACTATAAAAACTCTTTGCCGGTTTCTCGGTCAATCCACGTTATTTTTATATCGCAGTTTAGAGCGTTAGCAATTTCTTCAAGTTCCTGCGTTCTAAAGTTATCTCTACTAAAAATTTGAAATAGGTTTGATGGCGACTTATTCAAAGATTTTGCTAGTTCCGAACCTTTTATACCCTTAAATCCCATTATCATTTTTATAATTTTTGATTGTTCCACTTTGCTCATCTCCTTTTATTTTGTAGTTAATACAATATCACATAAAATATATTTTGTCAAGCTGCGTTATTTATTGCTAAAATAATGCTATATATAAAAGAAGAAAAAATATTTATTAAAAAATAAAAAATATGCTTGACAAAATAAATAAAGAGGCGTATTATTAAATTACAAAATAAATAAAGTTAATTTTAAAATGAAAGTCGAGGGTTATAAAATGAAGAAAGATATTATTAACAAGATTGAAGATTTAATACTAATGGTAGACAAATGCAAAGGGTCGTACTTTTGGCGTCCTGCTAGCTCGTCAAGTAGTCGAAAATGGAATGAAAAGAACCGGGCAATCCCGGAGTTTTCTTGGACTGAGGGCGGAAATAAGTACACGGCTGAATTTGTCTACTATGAAAGTTGCCGCAATGTATATGCGTACGGCGTATATACAAAGAATGATAAGAAAACAACGCTAACAGCTATTAAAAACAGTTTAAAAAGATTAAAGGGGGCAAGTAAATGAAAATGTATGAATTGATACCGACAAACGGGCAAAAAAGTTTTAACGGAAAATCAAAAGTAATAATTGAGGATGATGGAAGTAAAACACTCTATAGTTACAATACGCCAATAATTAAAAGGCTCGCAGATGGCGGATTGATAAAGTTATATGATGGTTGGACACAAACAACGGGAAAACATATAAAGGCATTTTGTGGATTAAATAAAACGGAATACATGAGTTTATAAGGGAGTGAATACAATGGAAAGATACGATTACAGAGAAGTAATTAAAAACGATATCATGGATTATATCGAAGAAAATATTGATTTTAGAGATTTTGAAGATTTAGACGAATTAGTAGAGCGGCTCAATGATGATTTATTTATTGAGGATAGTGTAACGGGCAATGCAAGCGGAAGTTATACATTTAACACTTACGAGGCGGAAGAAAATATATCGCATAATTTAGATTTATTAGGTGAAGCACTCGAGGAGTTCGGTTGGGGTGCGGATTATCTAATTGAGCATGGTGCTGAAGCGTGCGACGTAACTATCAGGTGTTATCTTTTGTGTGAGTGTATAGCCGAAGTAATGAACGAAATAGAAGAAGATTTTGAAGAAGTCAAGGAGAGAGGGTTGTCATAATGAATAATGTTTATATTAAAAGAGTATTACATCGCACTTGATAAGCTATTAGAACTCGTTGATAATCGAATATTAGAGTTAGAGAAGAACGAACAGGGCGACAATGCAGAGGCTAAAGCATTAAAGTTATTATTTGAACAGTTGGAAGATTTAAGAATGGAGAGGTAGGCAATGAAAGTTATTAGAATAGATTATTACAAAAACAAGAAATATAATCGGTTATGGGTTGAGGCGGAAAACATAGAAGAGGCAATGATTAAAACAGGAATTGAAACCGGTATTGTTGATTATTGCAAAATCGAAATAAAAGAGGTATAACAATGGTTACAAAAGGTTATATAATTAGAGGTGTGTTTGACGGTAAAAGACAACACAGGAACCGAGAAAGTTTTAGCCCATCTTGCTACAATGATTTCACGGGTTATTGTGAGGGCGACGGGGTGAGAATACTCAGAGTTTTGAATAGCGATATATTAGGTACTAATGATTATAATGTTGTTATAATCACAAGGCGAACAACATTAGAATGTGATGATGAAATGTTCGGGCAATGGTCTGATGGAATATTTGAGAATTGCAACGTTGACATTCCTATTGAGCTAGATAGTGTAGATGTACAAAAGTATATTAACATGTTTGATAGATACAATCATAATAGGTTGATAGATGTGTCAAATTGTAATAAAATGATAGACACAATAAACAATCTGAATAATTTAGCTACATCATTATCACCCGAGCTAATAAATAATCTTGATGGAAAGTATGGAGAATGTTATCGCAACCATCTTTTTGAATTGATGGACGAAATGGGCGATATGCTCCGCAATATTTTAGATGTAGCCCAGGAGCAAAGAAACCGAACAAATTATATTCATCAAAAGGAGTGTTAAAATGATATTGTTAGCAGTTATATTATTTCCAATTGCGTTATTGCTGGATTTAGCGAAAAAATCGTAAATATGAACCGTCCTATATAGGGCGGTTTTTTATTGCTCAAAATTGATATACATCTACCCGGTTGAGTTAGCTGCATAATTTAATCAAGATTAGATGTATAGAGGGGGTACCCGTGGGGGATATCTGACCACCTCGACGAGCCCGGGTTAGTTGCGTAAATTCCCCAAAAAATTAAAAAGACTATAAAAAGATAAAAATATAACACATTTAGTATTGACACAATATCAATATAGTGCTATACTACACATAAAGAGAGGTGAGAACATGATATTAAACAACCTAGAGTTAGATGTAAAGGTAAAATGCCTAGAGGCAGATATGACCCAAGAAGAACTAGGTTCAACCATTGGTACAACAGGTCAGTATATCAACAGAATCATCAAGCAGAAGAAAGACAGAATCGTCAATAAGACTTTTGTGTCGATGATGGAGGCACTAGGATATGATATTGAGTTGACATATAGAAAGAGAGGTGAAAAGTAATGAAAGTTTATGTAGTATCAGACCGCTTTAAATCAGAGTATTTTGAGGTAGACGATAATATAACTGAGGACGAGGCGAACGAGATAGCGTGTCAATGGGTTTGTGATAATGTTCCCGGTCTATTGGTTAGAGCAGATGGCGAGCCAATGCCTTGGGAAGAATAGGTGCAAATATTTTTGCATATAGTGAAGAGGGGGTGTATTCCTATGAAGAAAGCGATAGCATATATAAGAGTATCTACAGAGGGTCAGTTTGGTGATGATAAATACGGTGTTGATTCTCAGAAACAGGCGATTTTGGATTTTGCGAACGAGCAGGGGTATCAGATACAGAATTGGTATATTGATAAAATTAGCGGTACGACAGAGGAGCGACCTGAACTTGATAAAATTCTATATAGACCTGACGAATTACCACAGCATGAGGCTGTGATTGTGTTTAAAAGCGATAGAATTGCTAGAGATACTAAATTATATTTTTATTACTTTTACACTCTCGAAAAGCGTAATATTAAACTCTTATCGTCGGTTGAGCAGTTTGACGAGGGTAATGACTTTGCAAATATTTATAGGTCACTACTGATGTTTGTGGCAGAACAGGAGCGTAAGAATATTGCTCTAAGAACTAGCAAGGGGCGTCAGCTAAAGGCTCAGTGTGGGGGATATTCGGGTGGTAATAAGCCATATGGGTATAGTGTGCTAGATGGAGTGTTGACCATTAACCCAAGTGAGCGAGGAGTAGTGGAGCTTATTTTTAAGAACAAATCGTTGCCATTATCTGATATTTGTGATATATTACAGGAGAACGGATATAAAACCCGTAAGGATAAGAGATTCCAGCCATCTACGGTTAGAAGTATCTTGCAGAATGAGAAATTTTATCAGGGTTTTTACAAGTATGGTGGCTCGAATTGGGTTAAAGGGGTTCATACCCCGATATTGATGGGGGCGTGTTAAATGTCAAGGTCGAAGAAAATAGCGAATATAATCGGTGTCATTGTGTGCGTTTGCTTGGTGTTAATAGTTGTGGGGTTGTTTGTATTCCAAACACTAGCGAGACTTGAGATTATAAAACCACCGGCTCCGGATACGATTAACGCAATTGATGTTATGGAAAAATACGAGGAAAACTCGTACAATGCTGAGAAACTTTACAATGATGAGCGTTTTAGGACAACAGCGGTCGTTGAAAATATCGGTGGGGACATGAACATAGTCGGTGGAATAGAATTGACTATGACAGCCGAAAAAGACGGTAAAACAAAGCAATTTTATGCGTATTTCAAAGATAATCAGCGAGATGAAATAGCAAAATTAAGAGTGGGCGATAAGCTCACATTTGATGGGACTATTTTAAACGGTAAGATTTGGAAAAAATGTGAAATAGTAAAATAAGACAAGAAGTATGATTGGGGCGTTATCGCATGAGCGATAGCGTCTTTTTCTTTTGGGGGGTAAATGGGGATATTAGACAGAATTAAAAAGGAGATTGAGGTGACTCCTGAAAATGTACAAGCATATGAAGATTATTACTATATATGCAAAGAGGATATATTTAAGGATAAAGGTAGGGTTATTTCTCAGCTAAAATGGTTATCAAAGGAAATTGAAAAGAATATAAGTGAGATTGGCGATAATGATGAAATGCTCAGATTGTATCGCATACATAAGCGAGTGTTATTAGTATTAGCACCATGGGACTTTGAAAGCTACATGTTGTATGTGGAGTGGGAGCGTGACCCGGATAAAAAGTTTTATATTCCAAGGCGTAAGGCATTGCACGACGTGGTGAAATCGTTACAGGATTTGGCAGATGACAAGTTGGATATACTATCAATTAGTTTGCCCCCGGGTGTTGGGAAGAGTACGCTTGCTATATTTTATTTGACATGGATAGCGGGTCGAGAACCCAATAAGCCATCTCTAATCGGTTCGCATTCTAATTCGTTTATCCGAGGTGCTTATGATGAGTGTCTGAGAATCCTAGACCCGGCTGGTGAGTATTTGTGGAGCGATGTATTTTCGGGTTTATCAGTGACTAGCACTAATGCTAAAGATTGTAGAATTGACATAGATAGACGCCAAAGGTTTGAGACATTGGAGTTTACATCAATCGGGACAGGTAATGCCGGGTTATATAGAGCGATGAGTTTGTTGTATTGTGACGACCTTGTATCGGGACTAGAAGTAGCACTATCGAAAGAGCGATTGGATAAGTTATGGGGAGTATATACAACCGACCTTAGACAGAGAAAGCAAGGTAGTAAGTGTAAGGAACTACATATCGCTACAAGGTGGTCAGTACACGATGTTATAGGACGACTAGAGCGAGAATACGAGGGCAACGATAGGGCGAAGTTTATACGAGTTCCAGCAATGGACGAAAATGACGAATCTAATTTCTTTTACCCTTATGACGTTGGATTTACTACAGAACAGTATCGGGAACAACGAGAAATAATGGATGAGGCGTCATGGAAAGCTGTATATATGAATGAACCTATCGAGCGTGAGGGACTATTGTATCATGAAGAGGAACTAAGGCGATACTTTGAATTACCCGATGGTGAACCTGACGCAATTATAGGTATATGCGATACGAAAGATAAGGGCAAGGACTATGCGTTCTTGCCAGTTGGATATAAATTTGGAAACGACTACTATATTGAGGATTGTGTATGTGACAATGGTTTACCTCACATAGTAGACGCTAGATTAGTCGCAGTGTTGATGATTAACGATGTTCAGATGTGTCGATTTGAGAGTAACTCAGCTGGGGGGAGAATAGCAGAGAAAGTAAATAAGGAGATAAAAGAAAAAGGTGGTAACACTCGAATCACTACAAAATATACTACAGCAAACAAGGAAACCAAAATCATAGTTAATAGTGGCTGGGTCAAAGAGCATTGTTTATTTAAAGACAGGGGTTTGTATAGGCGACAAAGTGATTATGGTAAAATGATGGATATGTTGTGTTCGTATACCGTGCTAGGTAAAAATAAACATGACGACGTACCTGATGGTATGGCGATGTTTTCTGAATTTGCTCAGTCATTAACTAATGGTAAGATTGAGGTGTTCGGTCGTCCAATTTAATATACTATATATAGTACATATAACGGTTAAAGTATTGACAAACACAATATGTTGTACTATAATATAATTAACAGAGGTTTTCTTCCATAGAATGGTGCATAATTGCAAGTAAAAACTTGTAGTTATGCACTATTTTTATTTAAAAAGAGGAGTTGAAATTGGCACACGTTATAGATACATCCAAACCTAAATTATATAAAAGACAACTAAGTGGTAGGCGTGTCATAAAAATCGGTGTGTCAAAAGTCACATCGGATAATTTACTTGACATTCTAAATAAAGTTGCGTCCGAACATAGTGCCAATCGTAGCGAGATTGACTATCTCTACAGGTATTATAAAGGCGACCAACCTATCCGATATAGAACAAAAGAGATTCGTGAGGATATTTGCAACAAGATTGTTGAAAATCGAGCAAATGAAATCGTAGCGTTTAAAGTAGGTTATCTTTGTGGTGAACCTATACAATACGTAAGTCGTAATGGTGGAGATAGAATTGTCGATGAAATCAACAGACTTAATGAGTTAATGTTCGCTGAGGACAAAGCCAGTCAAGACCAAGAAATTGTAGAGTGGCAAATGATATGTGGTACAGCATATCGACTAGTTTTAGCCGATAAACCTGATGAACAAGATGATTGTCCGTTTGAAATGTATACACTTGACCCACGAGATACATACATTGTTTATTCAAACGAAATCGGTAACAAACCACTGATGGCGGTTAAAGAACGTATAGATGAGAATGACCGAGTGTTTAAATCGGTTTATACGGATACTACTTATTATTTGGTGTGTGACGATAAGATTATAAAGAAGAAACCGCATACTATGGGTATGATTCCTATTTTTGAATATCCGGCAAATAATTCGAGATTAGGGGCATTTGAAACCGTATTACCATTGTTAGACGCAATCAATACTGTAGATAGTAATCGTATGGATGGCGTAGAGCAATTTGTACAGGCATATTGGAAGTTTGTAGGTTGCGATATTGAGTTAGAGGATTTCAAACGATTTCTCGAAGAGGGGGCAATTAAGATTCCACCTAACAGTCAGGGTGGGAATATAGATGTCGACCTTATTGTAAAGGAGCTAAATCAAGTACAGGTACAGACTTTAAAGAACGATATGTATCAGTCTGTGCTCACAATATGTGGAATGCCTAACCGCAATGGTGGAACATCTACAAGTGATACGGGGTCAGCAGTTGTGCTGAGAGATGGATGGTCAGACGCCGAGGCTAGAGCCAAAGATAGTGAGAACGTGTTTAAGCGAGCTGAAAAGCAAATGCTGAAATTGGTACTCAAAATCTGTAGAGATATGAGTGGTATGACTTTAAAACTCAAAGATATAGACATGAAGTTTACACGTCGTAATTATGAGGCGGTACAGAGCAAATCGCAGGTACTTGTATCAATGCTCAATAACGAGAAGATTCATCCACAATTAGCTTTTTCACACTGTGGATTGTTCACAGATAGCGAGTCGGCTTATGCGATGAGTATGGATTATTACAACGAGAATAAAGATGATAAGACGGGGACTACCGTTTTAGATAATGACATCAGAGAAGATGTAAAAACACAAAAGACTACAGAGAAGTAAAAACACAAAGTATCAGAGAAGATGTAAAAACACAGAAAGAGGGTATCATGGCAAAAATTGATTTGACAAAAATTGTCGGCTACGAGGCAATGAGCGAGGCTGAGAAAATAAAGGCACTAGAGGAATATAATTTTGCAGCGCCTGATTATTCGGGCTATGTGAAAAAAGAGGTGTTCGATAAAACAGCGTCGGAACTTGCCACAAAGAAAAAAGAGCTGAGGGATAAGCTGAGTGAAGATGAGAAAAAGGCTCAAGAAGATAAAGAGGCGTTTGAGGAATTACAAACATCTTATACAGCACTACTCAAGGAGAGTGAAATAGCAAAGTACAAAGCTCAGTTCCTAGCAATGGGTTATGCCGACGAATTGGCTACCGAAACAGCGACAGCAATGGTTGATGGTGATAATGATAAGGTGTTCGCCAATCAGAAATTACATTTACAGAATGTGGAGAGTAAGATTAAAGCGGATATTCTCAGTTCCACACCTAAGCCCGAGGGTGATAGTAGCGGAAAGGGAATGACCTTAGAGGCGTTTAGGAAACTATCACCGATGGAAAGATTAGAGTTTGCAAATGACAACCCAACGGAATATGAAACACTATACACAGGGGGTAATGAATAATGGCACACACAATATATAGTAATTTTTATCTATCAAATGAAATAGAGGACGCTTATAAGTCCCATATTGATTTGACACAGTTTTGTAAGGTCGACAATAGTCTTGTCGGTACACCGGGCATGGAACGTAAGATTAACGTTTACAGTGCAGTAAATGGGGCTGAAAAGTTGGCTATGGGTGCAGGAAACACAAAGTCAATCGAGGTGAAGTACACAGAAAAGCCTTATACAATTGCACTAGCTCAGAGTAGATTTGAGTATTTCGATGAGCAGGACATGACAGACCCAATGCTTGTCCCAACAGGGCTAAAGTATATGGGTGCGGATATGTTTAACACGGTGAATGCTGATATCTTCGCCGAGTACAATAAGGCAAAACTAAATGTAAAGCCAAAGGCTTATGACTTTGCAGCATTCGCTGACGCAATCTCTCTTATAAATGTTGAGGGTACAGATAACGACCCACAGGACATTAACGCATTCGGTTTTGTAAACCCAAAAGACATGGCGTCGGTGCGTAAGGCTCTAAAGGACGACCTAAAGTACGTTGAGAGTTTTGCGAGAACGGGTTATGTAGGTACTGTAGCGGGAATCAATCTCTACACAAAGAAAGACGCAGTAGCCGGCACTTGCATTGTCGGTGTAAAGGACGCTGTAACACTTTTCAACAAAAAGGGTACAGAAATTGAACAGCAGAGAGAGGCAAATATAAGAAAGAACAGTATTTTCTCAAGAAAATACTACGTTGCTGCACTCACTGACGAGTCAAAGGCAGTGAAGATTATAATCACACCTTAATTTGGTTTTCATTCATTTTCCTTTTTCAATAGCGAGGGGGTAGCAAAGTGACAGATAGTGAAAAGCTCAGTATGGTAAAGGCAATGTCAGAGGGAGACGACACTGATGAAACTTTGCTCGCCTACCTCAAAATTGCAGAGAAGAAAATATTAAACAGGTTATATCCGTTTGGTAGTGATAAGAAAGCCATACCTGAGAAGTATGAAATAATGCAATGTGAGATAGCAGTATATTTGCTCAATAAAAGAGGGGCAGAGGGGCAGAAAATACATACTGAGAATGGTATTTCTAGAAGTTATGAATCCGGGGATATACCTTGGTCATTACTTGCTCAAATCACACCTATTGTGGGGGTGATAAAGTGAAATGCTTAGAGCGAAATAAGACATCGTTTTGGTATTCACCATATATCGGCAAGTCAGAGATAATCGACGAATATGGTAATAGAACAGGTGAGTATCAGATAGAGAGAGCAAATCCGATAAAATATCGAGCTAATATATCATCGGCTAGAGGTGAGACGGAAAGTCAACTTTTTGGCGATACCGAGAATTATGACCGTGTAATCGCATTAGACAATGTATCACCAACGATAGACGAATACACTATTTTATGGTTAGACACTAAACCTAGAGTTACAGCTAGTGGTGAGCTGGAGCGAGATATCTCGGGTCAAATCCTAACACCACATAATTACATCGTAAAGAAAGTGGCGAAAAGTCTTAATTCTACACTCATAGCGATTAGTAAGGTGACGGTATCGTAATGCAGATTGAGGTTGAGTTGTCGCAAGATCGTGTCGATAAAGCTATTCAAAAGTTAGAGCGATACAAATCGGAGCTCTTAGAAAAAGAAAGACTTTTGCGTGAGGAGATAGCGAGAGTGTTAGAATCTCATGCTCAATCGGGATTTGATTCAGCGATTGTTAGCGACTTAATAAATGGTAAAACCGAAAATGCTAATGTGACAGTATCGCATACAAGCAGTGGTAATACCACGATAGTGGTCGCAAGAGGTGAGGACGCAGTATGGGTTGAGTTTGGTGCAGGTGTGTATCACAATGGCTCAGTCGGTCAGTCACCACACGAAAAAGGTAATGAGCTAGGAATGACTATAGGTAGTTATGGTCACGGTCTAGGTCGTAGAGATGTTTGGGGGTATATGGACGGTGGCGAGTTGATACTCACTCACGGTACACCAATGCAAGCACCGATGTACGAGGCACTTATGATAGTGTGCTCGGAATTACCTAAAATAGTAAGGGAGATATACGGGTGATAGATATTGAAAATGAAATATATACCGCTGTATCTAAACAGCTAAAAACAACATATAAGAATATATTTATCACAGGTGAATATGTGAAAGCACCACCGTCGTTCCCTTGTGTATCTATCGTGGAAATGGATAATCAAGCTTATCGTAAGACTAGGAGTACAGATTGTGTCGAGAATCATGCTCAAGTGATGTATCGAATCAATATTTACTCAAATAAGGTCAGCGGTAAAAAAGCTGAGTGCAAATCCATATTAGCAATAGTTGATAATGTTTTCGGAGAATTGGGGTTTAATCGCATGGGTGCGAGTCCAATTCAAAATGAGAACGACGCAACAGTTTATAGAATAATCGCTCAGTACAGAGCGGTTGTATCGAAAGAAAAGAATATATATAGGGGGTAATTTATGGCAATCATCACATATAAGACTTTTTTGATGAGAAAGAACGCGTCTACGTGGGAAAAGGTGCTTGACATCACAAGTTTTCCTGACCTCGGTGGAGCACCTGAGATGTTGGACACCACAACATTGTCAGATAGCATGAAAACATCAGAACCGGGAATCCTATCAGGTGGTACACTCGAGTTCGGTGCTAACTACACACTAGCTGATTATAAAAAGCTAAAAGCTCTCGAGGGTAAGGATGAGGAATACGGAGTATGGTTCGGTGGTACAGAAACAGCCGGAACACTAACACCAAAGGGTGACGACGGTAAGTTCAAATTCAAGGGCAAGCTCACAGTGACCCCACCTAATGGCGGTAGTGTAAACGAGGTTGTTAAGATGAAGATATCAATTGCACCATCAACACCTATCACACTAGATACTACAGTGTAAGTTAAGAAAGGGAGAGATATAAATGAAACAGCTAAAATTTACTTATGATGGAAAAGATTACACATTGGAGTTCACAAGAAAAACCGTAGCGGAGATGGAAAAAAGAGGGTTCATTGCGTCCGAAGTGGACACAAAGCCTATGAGCACTCTACCTGAGCTATTTGCCGGCTCATTCCTCGCAAATCACAGATTCGTACAGCGTAAGCTTATAGATGAGATTTACGAAAAGATGAACAATAAGTCGGAACTAATCGGTAAGTTGGCAGAAATGTATAACGAACCAATTATGACACTTGTAGAAGAACCGGCAAAAAAGGGAAACTTGGAGTGGACGACGGATTTTTAGACGATTCGTCGCCCGACATCAATGATAATAAGAGAGAGGTTTTGCTACAAAGCCTCTCTCTAACACCTTATACGGATATTTTCAATGAGCAATGCCCTTATTATTTAGCCATGGGTATGACTTATAACCAATTTTGGAACGATGACCCCGTCATGGTGACAGCGTTCAGAAAAGCCGAGGAGATTAAAACGTTAAAAGCTAATCAGATGGCTTGGTTACAAGGTCGATACATATATGACGCAATATTGCGAATCACACCTGTATTTGGTGGTCACGAACCTGTTGAGTATTTGACTGAGGCATATCCAATTGGTCAGACAGCAGTAGCGGACGCCAAGGAAAAGCAGGAAGAATCAAATAGAGCAAAGGCTAAACAATTTATGGAAATGTTCGCAGTGAGCAATAACGCAAAATTCAACGAAAAGGGGGAGAAAAATGTCAGACGCAATGAGGATTGACGCATTGGAAATACAAATACAATCATCGTCGCAGTCAGCAGTTAATGGTGTCAATGCCCTAACGGAGTCATTGACAAAGCTTAGAGATTCCCTAAAAGGCGGAATAGGATTAGATAGCGTTATTGGTGAGCTAAAACGACTTGATGAGGCGACTCGTTCGTTAGATGGGTCGGCGTCAAGTAAAATTAGAAACTTATCGGGTGCTATCAAAACACTATCCGATGTCAGCAAAAATAGAATATCTTCATCTCTTGGAAATCAACTTAGGAGCATTTCTGACGGATTGAGAAACTTTAAAGGTGGGGATTATTCCTATCTTAATGAAATATCGAAAAGTATGGCTAGTTTGTCGCAAATAAAAGGCGGCACAGGGTTGAAAAATGTGATGAACCAACTCAAAGAATTGCCGGCACTAGCGACAAGTCTATCCTCTATGGATATAAAAGGTCTAATTGCTAATCTAAAAGAATTAACGGGTGTATTTGTACCACTAGGCGTGAGCATACAGCGAATCCAAGGTCACATAAGCAATTTACCAAGCAAGTTCTCAAAGATGGCGTATACGTCTAGCAAAGTCACAGAGGCTAACAATGGGTTAAAAGCTAGTCTAATTGGCGTATATGCAAAGGCAAAGATGGTATGGGTTGGGTTTTCTCAACTCAGAGACAAACTCGGCAACTTTATAACAGAATCTAATAAGTATATTGAAGATTTGAACTTATTCACAGCCTCTATGGGGGATGGGTCTAAGTCCGCTCAGGAATTTGGTGAAAAGGTCAGTGACGCAATGGGAATCGACCCTGCTGAATGGATGAGAAATCAAGGTATATTTAACACGATTACTGAGGGATTTGGTGTAGCTAGTGATAGAGCCCATATCATGTCAAAGAATCTAACACAGCTAGGGTACGACTTATCGTCATTCTTTAACATTAGCTATGAAGATTCTATGCAGAAACTACAGTCTGGTATAGCTGGCGAACTAGAACCACTAAGACGACTAGGATTTGACTTATCTGTAGCAAGATTGCAGCAAGAGGCTTATAACCTCGGTATAAATCAGAGTGTGAATAGCATGACGCAGGCGGAAAAGGCTCAGTTGAGATACCATGCTATTTTGACTCAGGTAACTGTAGCACAAGGTGACATGGCGAGAACAATCGACGCACCTGCTAATCAGCTTAGAATATTCAAGGCTCAGATAACACAGGCGGCGAGGGCAATTGGTAATATGTTTATTCCAATGCTACAGGCTATATTGCCATACGCAATTGCTGTAGCTAAAGTAATTACTCTGATGGCGAATGTACTAGCGAGATTATTTGGCTATAAGAAAGTCGATATTGACTACAGCAGTGTAAAGAGAGGTAGTAATGCTTTAGGGGGCATGACCAATAATGCAAATAATGCAGGCAAGGCTCTAGGGGGTGCTACAAAGAAAGCTAAGGAACTTAAAAACGCTTTGCTAGGTATTGATGAACTACATATTATATCGCCACTAGAACAAGGTTCGGGTGGAGCCGGTGGCGGTGGTGCAGGCGGAGTCGGTGGTATCGACGGACTAGGTTCGGGAATGGATTTTGACCTAGACTCTTATGACTTTACACTCGGTAAAATTGTACCAAAGTTTGAAAAGATTTTTCAAAAGATGAAAAAATGGCTCGGTCTCGACAAAGAAATAAATAGTTGGGGCGAGTTAATGGATACTAGGTTCGGACATATACTAGAGACTGTGACCGCTATCGGAGTTGCATTCGGTACATGGAAAATATCGAAAAGTTTAATATCATCTATTAAGAATATCGAAAAATTAGGTGGGGTATTTAACGGTCTAAAATTGGTCGGTGCGATATTATTTGTACAAGATATCCTAGAGTTTATTGAGGCTATACATCGAATAGCGAAAGAGGGTGCGAATTTCTCCACCGTAGGAAAAGCTATATCTGAATTTACAGGTATGCTTGGCGATTCATTCATAATTCTTGGTAAAACAAAAATCGGTGGAGCACTGAAAGTTGTGCAAGGCATTGGTGAAATTGTTACAGCTTTACGACATATATCTAAAAACGGTATTAACTTTGATGATATTCAAGATGTAATTCAAGGTATTGGTAATATCGGAATCGCTATAGGGCTCATGACAGGCAACTGGAAAACCCTCGGAATAGGGCTAGTAATGCAGGGCATATCGGGGGCAATTGATGAGTTGCATAAAGCAAAAGACAAAATCAAAAAAGGTAATTGGAAAGAGGCGATTACACCAAAGCTGATTATTAGAGTTGTTGAGGCTATGGCGGGTATAGGTTTTACACTTGGTTGGTTCTCAAAATTAAAGTTCCCATTTAAAAAAGCGGATGTTTTAGAAAAGACAAAGACTATTACCGAGGCAACAGAAACCGTTAGCCCTGTTAAATCAGGGATGACAGGTAAGCTAAAGAATCTTGCTAAAGATATGGGCTTGGGTCTTGTGATAATGACCGAGGTTATCGCAGCGGTATCGTTATTTGTAGGCGGAATCGCTCTTGTCGGATATGAATTAGGTCTTGTGGGTAAAGCGTGGTCGCCTGTAATTGAGAACAAGGAAGAGATACTCAAAGGTATGACATTGGGAACACTCACACTTATTGCAGTTGGTGGAGTTACATATGTACTCGGTCAAGCCGGCAAGACAATCGCTCCTCAGATGGGTCTAGGAATCGCAGTATTAGTCGAGATAGGTGTAGCAACCGCTATATTCCTCGGTGAAATCATACTTGTTGCGAAACTACTCGATAGAGTTGGTAAAGCATGGCAACCTGTATTAGACAATGGCGACACTATCAAACAAGGAATCAAATACGGAACATTATTATTGGTTGGAATAGGTGTAGTAACCGCAGGATTAGGGCTAATCACAGTCGGAACAGCGGGAACAATACCGATGGCGATTGCGATAGGTACAGCATTATTGCTCGAACTCGCAGGGGCACTCGTATTATTTGTGAACAGTCTAGTGCGTGTCGCAAATAGTTTGGGCGAAAGGCTCGCTCCGGCATTAGGTAGATTGAATGATAAGCTACCTAAACTCAAAGACGATATGTATGATTTCGGTAGGTTTATGGGTGATTTTGCAAAAGCTGTATGGGACTATACGAAAAACTCAGCTATAGCGGGGCTTGGTGCAACCATAGATAAGGTACTAGATTTCTTCTTAGCAGACCCTATCGAACGCCTATCTGATGATGTGCACAAAATAAGTGTGCAAGCGTCGGCATTAAGACGAGAGTTGAAAAAAGCTGTACCTAAGCTTGAAGAATGTAAAGAGTTAATGGTAAGTTACAAAGGTGCTCTAAGAGAACTCAAGAAAGTTCTAGGTAAAAACGGTGGCAATTACAATTTATCGGACAACTTAGGAGTAACCGTTACGGTAAGAGTAAACTTAATCAAAAACGGTTGGTCTACAATCAGCTCATTTATAGGTGACATACCAACACTCAGTCAGCGAATCCGATTGAAACGTAAAGATTGGAGAACTGTAAAAGAATGGATAGGTGATATACCAACGCTCAGTCAAGCAATTCAGCTTGTTAAAAAGGGTTGGACAACCGTTGCGGCATGGGTCGGAGCCGGTGGAAGTGTCACCGTTGGTGTATATCTAAGATTGGCTAGAGGTCATAGCTTAGAAAATTTGATAGGTACATCAATCACAGTCGATGTATCACTAAAGAAAAAGAATTGGAAATCGGTTAAACATTTCTTTGGATTATCAGGTGGGGGCTATTTCAAATCTCATCTATTCGGTACTTTTGCCGATGGTGGATATGTACGAAATGGTAATCAGACACACTGGGGTAATATACCGATGTATGCTAACGGTACTAGCAATGCTCTACACGGTTCTATGTTTATAGCCGGCGAATCCGGGGCGGAAATGGTTGGGCACATAAATGGTCAGACCGAGGTATTGAATCAGTCACAAATCAAGCTAGCAATGAGGAGTGCTGTAATCAGCGGTATGCTACAGTTCACTGGGTATTGGTCACAGATGAACAGCCTCTTGGTGGCATGTACGAACTCAGTAATTAATGCGATTTTGGTAAGTGCTGAGGCTATCAATAGGTCTCAAACACCAACACCAATATACGAGCTCTCAGAAAACGTGGCAAATAGCTTGTTCACAGAAAGTCAGAGACTAACCGCACAATCTCGAGCAGATGGCACATCGCAGCAAGAACTAGCCGACCTATTCAGGGAGTATGTAGAACCGACATTACGGGAAATTGCAGCCGATATAAAGCGACAGGCAGATAAGAGCGAACGTACCGTAGTACAAATTGGCGGTAGAACCGTCAGCGACGTGGTAGAGACACAGAAAAACGCTAACGGATTTGTATTTGCAAGATAGGGGGTAAATATGGCGTATATTTCAATCAATGGTTACGCTCTCCCCCCTTGTAAAAGGGGAGTAAAGGTAGTAATCACAACCGCTGTAAATGCGGGTCGAGATGGTAATGGGGCTGTTGTGGGTCAGAGAATTGGACGAGACCAATATAAAATAGATGGGCTCGAATGGGCGTGGCTCACAGCAAATGAGTGGCAGAGGATATTATCATTACTACAAAACTTTTATGTAAATGTCACATTTAATGACCCTTATACGAATGCTCGAAAAACACTCAGAATGTATTGTGGCGATAGGACGGCTGAACCTTATTGGGTCACAGAAGATGGGACACCTACGCATTATAGGAATTGTAAAGTCAATCTAATCGACACAGGTCTATAAGGGGGAGTTATGCAAAAAGTATCAAAAGAATATCAAGCTAGTATGAACTCGCCATTGCGAGAAAGGGCATTTATTCAGGTATCTTTTGGATTGATAAATCAGACAGCACAGACCGAGGCAAAACTGAGAGCTAGTAGCGAATCGTATTACTCTAGTTCGGCAAGTGTGCTAACCTTTGGGGCGAATAATGTGGAGTATGCCACATTGGAACGAAATTTTACAAAGGTTGATGGTAGTATGCGATTCCTACCTAGAGAGGATTTGGATATTATTTATTATGACACAGGTATTGTATCGGAAAGTACACTCGATACGGAAGAATTTGCACTTTTGGTAAATTTTGGGAGCGAGGAAATCAGTTTTAAAGGACTTTCGATAGACTTTGGATATAACTATCCAACAGAGTTTAAAATCGCTACAAACAATGGAAAACGACTTAATATAACGAATAACGATAAATCGCTATGGGTAACAGACGAAACATTTGATAAAGTGCGAAGAATGGTCATTTCGATACGAAAAATGAAGTATGATGGGTGTCGAGTAAGGATAAAGTCACTACAGTTTGGGTTGGGGCTAGTATATGGTAACGAATATGTACTTGACAGCTCGTTAGAATCCTATGTATCTCCGATTTCAGCAGATATACCACAAATTGATTTCATGGTCAAACTTAAAAATGATGATAAGTATTTTAATGTGGATAACCCTAAATCAGCGATAAATTACTTCGAGACCGGTCAACAGCTCAGTGTAATGTATGGTTACAAATTACCCAATTCAAATAAAGTGGAATGGCTAAAAGGCGGTCAACTTATTTGTACCGAGTGGGAAAGTGACGATGATACAGCGATAATTCGAGGAACAGACCTACTTAGAGCATTAGATAAAGAATATGTAGATGGTCGATATACATTGTCGGGGGTGAGTTACTACGATGTATTAGTTAAGTTGTTTAGGATGATGAAGATTGAGAAATACTATATCGAACCACGTTTAAAAACGATAATGCTCAAGAATCCAATTCCTAGAGTCAAACTCAAAGAGGCGGTGCAACTGATTGCTAATGCTTGCAGATGTACAGTGTCACAGTCGAGATGGGGTGAGATACAGATAAAATCGAACTATATACCAACGCTGACTATTACTTCAAATGACGATGATGAAATGTCGAATCTCACCAATATATTAAAACCTTTGCAAAAGGTCGAATTTGCAAGATTAGACACAGATTACACTACCGTGGATGGCACAATGTATTTCGCAACGAGAAATGGTACATCGACACATGATATGGGATTTGTATCGGATAGAGCGTCAAATTCAGATTGCGAGTTTGATAATCCGATTTCGGTCACGATAACAATGGATAATATTCGAGCTTACTATAATGTTAATTTTGAGTTTGGTGGCGCACTACCGTCACTGTTTAAAATATATACATATAACAACAGTGTAAACACCGGCACATTTACTATAGATGAGTCTGAAATTAGTAGAAAGATGTCGGTGATACGAGAGTTCGGCGAATGTGATAAAATGACTATCAGCTTTGAAAAAACCACCAAACCGAACAATCATATTGTGATAAAACGTATCGGATTAGAAACCGCTACAAATTTCATGATAACAAGGCGGGATATGATGTCGTCACCAAAGGCGATTAAACAAGAATCTATAAAAGAGATAATAGTGCCTTATTATATTTACCAAGAATCAGACAAAGAAAATGTACTTATTTCGGAAGATATTGAGGTCGAATTGAATCAAGTTGTGATATATTATCTCGACTCACCTTGTTATAATTTTACAGTGACAGTTGATGAGACATCATCGTTAGCTGAAATCATCAGTGAGTCTAACTACGCTGTGACAGTGAAATATAAGACAAGTGGGAAACACAAGCTTGAATTGAAAGGTTATAAATACACCGTTATTGAAAAGCAAGTTAGGTTATCGTTGAATAATCGAGGTAGAATCGTGAAGTGGGCGAACCCTTTGCTCAGTGATGAAACGATGGCGAACCAATTATTACAATGGCTTAGAGAATACTATACGTCAGGAATAGAGTACGAATATGACACTAGAGGGAATCCTGAATTAGACGCAAATGATATTGTGAATCAGGAAAACGAATTTCACCCGGGCATGCAAGTATGCATATATAAATATAATATGAAGTTTAACAATTCATTTTCAGCGAGTGTGGTGGCACGAAGACAAGGGGGGTAATATGTGGCAAAAACCAAAAACAGATTGGTCGGCAAATTATATTGATGGTGTGTACGAGGGAGACTACTTTAATGTGGAAGATTACAACCGTATAAAAAACAATCTTAACCATCTAAATACTTTGGCACAGGTTCTTTATCCGAAGTTTTTAATAGTTGATATGGGTGGGGACAAGCAAGTAGGGGATTATTTTTATGCAGACGAAATAAATGTATTTGAAGATAATCTACGCACAATTAATGTGCATACGGTCAATCTAAATATCGGTAGCACACCTAGATATTTACCCGATGAGGGTATCATGACATTTTCAGACCTAAATAGGTTAGAGGGTGAAATATTACGTTTGTACAATATTTTACAAAACTCTTATGATAATAGACGACGCTTAAAGCTCAGATTTGAACAAAGAAAGGTGATAATCTAATGGCATTAAAAACAGATTATAAAGACGCAATTTATTCAGGAAACAAAAAGTACAATATGATTAGAAATGACGATGGCACAGTGTCGTTCGAGGATAAAACTATATACTATGACCTCGATGATACGTCCTTGTTTGGTGCGAATGATATTAATCATACAAACGAAACACTTAATCAAATTTTAGAAATGCATGAGAATGGAACGCTCTCGATAAATGTTGGGGGTCTCGATAACGCACCGGGTTCGGTTTACAAAGACGATACCCTAGTGATTCTCAGTTCGGGTGACAAATTATACCGAGGAACACTCGGCACACTTGCTAAATATCTTGCTAGAGTAACCCCAAGATTTGCCGAACCAACTGATGTATATTGGGGTAATGGGTCATGGACTTGCCCTGCTGATGGGTTTTTGGTTATAAAACTCACAAGCGGAAATAGTGGGAGTTATACATTGGTCTATATATCTGACAGTAAGAATGATATTAAGGGGTCTGTATATGGCGAGGGTTCTAGTGGAACATTCACAACAACGTTCCCTGTATATAAGGGTGTGACTTATAAAACTTTTTACGCATTTAATGTAAGCTCGATTGAGGCTATATATTCAAAATTAGGTCAGTAGGGGGCATTTGCATGACAGCAGTAGTTATTTCGATAACCGTTGGGATTTTAGCGATTATAAGCACGATAATAAGAGGATTTAATTGGTTAGCTAAAAAAATAGAATCCGACTACCAAAAATCTCTTGACAACAACAATGCCAAACATACTATTGAGGAAATCACTCGACAACTCAATGCTAATTCGGTGGGGACAAGGGCAATGCTCAGATTCAGACTACGGTCAGAAATGTTAGTGGCAATAGAACGAGGTTGGAAGTCGATTATAGAATTTGAAGATATAACCACAATGTTTGAGGCATACAAAGAACTAGATGGTAATGGTACTATGGATGACATCTATAGACAATATTGTGCTTTACAAATCAAAGACGTTAATACGCTCATCGAATGTGGGTGTTAGAAAAGAGGGGTAAATATGAATTTAAAACTTAGATTGAAGAACAAGATTACACTACTGGCTATAGTATCAACAGCTTTATCAATTGTGTACACATTTCTAGGCATGTTGGGAATCGTACCATCAATCACTCAAGAACAGTGGCACAACCTATTTGTGATAGTGATACAGCTACTCGTACTACTTGGTGTAGTTGTTGACCCAACAACAGAGGGTGTAAAGGATAGTGCACAAGCTATGGAATATATCGAACCAAGAAAGGATGACTCATCGGATGGGGAAGATACTGTAATCAAAGGTTTTAGGGGTTAGGAGAAATACTATGGCATATCAATTTATAGAGGACTTTGACAGTCCTAACTTTGGCAAATACTATGTCGGGGAGACTAATCAAAATCACCCTGAGTACATCTGTATTCACTGGTGGGGATACTATGGGCAAGCATTTATGACGCCAGTTAATTGGCTGTGCAATCCGAAGTCAGGTGCGTCGGCTCATCTAGTAGCTGAGGCTGGTAGAGTTGCTTGTATCGTTAGTTATCATAATGTGGCTTGGCACACTGGGGTAATGGAAGAAAACGCAAGGTCAATCGGTATTGAGTGTCGCCCTGAGTGTAGACCGGCAGACTTTGAGACGGTAGCAGAACTCATAGCTGATATATGGCGATTTTATGGTCGCAAATTGCCACTCAAAGGGCATAGAGACATCAAGCCGACACAGTGTCCGGGAGTATGGTATGACCGCCTAGACGAACTCTATCGCAGAGCAGAATACTACTACAACGGTGGAAATGCTCAGCCTGTGCCTGAAAAAAAGACTATTCCATCGGATGTCAAGATAACTAGGTATAACGGTGAGGATAGATACAAGACCGCCGACCTAATCGCTGAGTCACATCTAAAGCCTAACAAGGTGGTTGTTAGTGGTAAGACATTTGCCGATGGACTGAGTGCCGGCTATCTTGCATACACTAAAAACGCTAACCTAGTATATGACGAGTGCAAAGGCACAAATGGACTTGAGACAACTGTTGTGGGTGGCGATGTGAAAATCAACGGTACAGGAGTAAAAGTGCTGAGCGGTGATGATAGATACGCAACAAATCTTGAGGTACTCAAAGAGTGCATAAAAGGTGCTAAAAAGCTAATCATCACAAGCGGTAAAGATTGGGCAGACGGCGTGTCTGTATCAACAGTGCGTCACCCTGTTATGATGGTGGGAGACTATCTCGCAATCAAGCAAGCGGCTTTTTTGGATAAGCAGCCTGACTTAGAGTATATTATACTAGGTGGCGATAGCGTAGTGTCAAAGGATATTGAGCGACAGCTTGCTGACATCGGCAAGGTAACAAGGCTTGATGGATTAGATAGGTACGAGACATCAACAAAGATTGCCGAGCAGTTCTACCCACAGAGTGATACTGTGATTTTAGTTAATGCTTGGGCAGACGGACTTGTAGCAAGCAACATCGGAGATTATCCCGTGATATTGCTCAATAAGTACACCAATGAGTCAGCTAAGGCGTACATCAAAAAGCACGGAATAAAAAAGGCTTATGTACTAGGTGACATAAGCGATGATGTTCTTGCTGACATATTTAATTAGTAGTAAATCTTAGTTGATTTATATATCTCAAAAGGAAAATCCCACTAATTACTAGTGGGATTTACCTTTTTACTAAAAACACATATCCTATGTGAGTTGAGGTCACAAAATAGGGGTTCGGATATGCGTACTTTGGTATCGCCTAGGGGAGTCGAACCCCTGATTCAGCCGTGAGAGGGCTACGTCT